GCGGCCGCAAGGTCGTTATCATAGATGAAGCAGACTATCTAAATCCTAATTCAACTCAACCTGCAATGCGTGGTGCAATCGAGGAGTTCGCCTCTAATTGTTCCTTCATCTTCACCTGTAACTTTAAGAATCGTATTATCGATCCGATTCATTCGAGATGTTCCGTTATTGACTTCAAAGTTAATGGCAGTAAGGCCAAACTTGCAGCTCAGTTTATGAAACGTGTAGAGTGGATTCTTGAACAAGAGAAAGTTGATTACGATAAACAAGTTGTTGCAGCAGTTATCACTAAACATTTCCCAGATAATCGTAGAATTCTAAATGAGTTGCAACGTTATTCTGTTTCTGGTTCCATCGACAAAGGAATTCTAAGTTCAGTTGCTGATGTACAGATACAAGAACTAATCACTGCACTTAAAGAAAAAGATTTTTCTGGTGCTCGTAAGTGGGTTGCAAATAATATTGATAATGATCCTGTTCGTATCTATCGTAAAGTCTATGATAGTATGTACGACCACATCAAACCACAATCTATTCCTCAATGTGTGTTGATTCTGGCTAAGTATCAATATCAATCTGCGTTTGCTGCTGACCAAGAAATCAATCTGGTGGCATGTCTTACAGAAATGATGGTTGACTGTGAGTTTGCATAATGCCAGATTTATTCAAAGATATTGTTCCGTCTATTCTACAGACTAAAAAATCTGTTATAAATGACGATATAGACCAGAAAGACTACTCTCCTTTCATGGTCAATCGAGCTCTTTCATTTCATGTGGATTGCATTTTATATGCGAATGAGATGAATATTCATAATCAGACAGATAAGGATATGCAATATCAGTATCTTCTAAATACCATACGACCTATGAAACGGAAGTTCCAACCGTGGCAGAAGTCTCAGGTGGATAAGAATATTGATTGCGTAAAAGAATACTTTGGTTTTTCTAACGCTAAGGCTAAAGAGGCCTTGCGTATTCTATCTGATGAACAAATCGCTGATATAAAAACAAAAACAGATAAAGGCGGAGTGAAGAAATCATGATTGACATTAAAGATTTAGTAGAAGTAACTTTGAACGAACAGGATGACTTTCTGAAAGTTAGAGAAACACTGACCAGAATCGGTGTTGCATCCAAGAAAGATAGAACGTTATTCCAATCTTGTCATATACTCCATAAGAGGGGACAATATTACATTGTACACTTTAAAGAGTTATTCGCACTAGATGGTAAACCTACAGATATTACAGAGAACGATCTTTCTCGTAGGAATGCCATTATTAATCTATTGCAAGATTGGGGTTTGGTAACTGTTGTTCGACCAGAACAAACACAAGTACCAACGCCTATCTTCCTATCTCAGGTAAAGATCATTTCTCATAAAGAGAAAGACGATTGGGAATTAGTACCAAAATATAATATTGGTAAAAAATTCCAAAAAGCTTGATAAATCCGTATAAATAAGATATATTCCTGGTCCCATCGGGATGGGAGGGCTCTTCTACCTTAGGAGCGTGATTCAATCGGGCACAACGATATGGTGTCACTGGAACCCGTAACCAGTATTAACGTCATGCCTTCGGGGTGACACAATTTAAACTCGCTTAATTTAAGGAGATTAATATGACACTATCATCATATTTTCCACAACTCAAATCTTTGGATCCTTTCGTTATTGGTTTCGACAAGGTGTTTGACCAATTACAAGAAATGGGTACCAATGCATCCAAGAACGTTCCAAATTGGCCTCCATACAACATCAAACAAGTCAAAGACAACAAGTATGTCATTGAAATGGCTGTTGCTGGTTTCGCCAAACAAGACATTGAAGTTACTTTAGAAGGTAACAAACTGGTAATTAAAGGTGAATCTAAAGACCTAGACAATGAAAATTACCTATGGAAAGGTATTGCTAATCGTGCCTTTCAACGTACATTCACTCTTAATGATGCCATCGAAATCAAAGATGCCGAGATTGCAAATGGCATGTTGAAAGTTTGGCTAGAGAATATGTACCAAGCTCAAGAAAACATTAAGAGAATTACTATCAAGGAAAAGGATGAAAAATGAACTGGTGGCCTGTTTCCGATGAGGAATGGGATCAGTTAAATTTTCCACAATATCCAAAACGGTAATTATCTAAGAGGGGTCTTGACAACCCCTCTTTTTACATGTATAATGGTTATATTATGAAAACTAAATCTATTATCAAAAAAGTTCGGTCTCGTTTGAACACGGATACCTATTATACAATGTCTGATTGGGATTTAAAAGACATTGATGGTGTTCAATTTGTTCCTGTTGTTAAACAGATTCCTGAAAAAAATAAAAAGCAACCTGTTTTTTATATGCGTAAGGATAACTTAGAGACCGTAAAATGATTTTAAATAAATTAGCTCAACAGATGATTGCTAACCGCACATCTTTTAATCCAAAAAACAAAGAACATTTGAAAGAATACAAATACTTTGTTGAACATAATACTTGGAAAGAAGTATGTCCTTTTTGGTTAGAGTGGCCTTATCTTTCGGTACCCGATATGATTAAAGATAAGATGATTAAATGTATGCTTGTTATTGACTAAAGAATTGGGCTCTAAGCTTAAACCTGGTATAAGCACCCGGCTCATAACCGGAAGATAGTGAGTTCGAACCTCACAGAGCCCACCAAAATACTATGAGAAAAATATTTGTTAATGGAACATTTGATATAATCCATCGTGGTCATATTGAAATGTTAAATTTTGCTAGACAGCAAGGTGATTGGTTAACAGTTGCTATTGATGGTGATGAAAGAGTTAAATCATTAAAAGGTCCAACAAGGCCTATCAATTCTGAAAATGAAAGATGGTTTCTTCTCATGAACCTGAAACCGGTGAATGAAGTATTTGTTTTTAATTCGGATGAAGAATTAACAAAATTAATATCAGAACATGATGCTATGGTTAAAGGAAGTGACTACATAGGTAAAGACATAGTAGGTCAAGAAGTATGTCGTGAAATTATATTCTTTAATCTGGTGAAAGGTTATTCGACAAGTGAAACAATTAAACGTATTATTACTAGGTGATGATTGTCGTGACATATATGTTTATGGTCATGTGAATCGTATTTCTCCCGAAGCACCAGTTCCCATATTAGAAGAATCACATTCTGAAGTTAAACTTGGAATGTCGGGTAACGTCTTTGAAAATCTTGCAAAATTAAATTGTAATGTTAAACATATTACTGGTAATAAAACATCAGTAAAGACAAGGTACATAGACTTAAAATCTGGTCATCAATTAATGAGGTTGGATGAAGATTGCATTTCTGATCCAATTGAACTATCAGAACAATTATTTGAACAAAATTTTGATTGTGTTGTTGTTTCTGATTATAATAAAGGTTCGATAACTAATGATACATTTGACAGACTAACAACGATATATCGTGGTCCTATTTTTGTTGATACTAAAAAAACTGATCTAAGTCATTTGGATATAATTTATCCACCAAGTCAAATATACATTAAGATTAATGAATTAGAATATAGTAAGTTACAATATAAGAATACTAGAAATCTTATTGTTACTATGGGTAAAGATGGAGCGAAATTTAAAGGTAAAAAATACAATACACCTAAAGTAAATGTTGCTGATGTTTGTGGTGCGGGAGATACGCATTTATCTGCATTGGCCTATATGTTTTGTCAAACGGGTGATATTGAACATTCTATACGATGGGCTAATCGTGCAGCATCAATTACTGTACAACATTTAGGTGTGTATGCACCAACACTGGAGGAAATAAATGCGACTTGAAGGTAAAGTAGAAAAAGGTTGGGGTCATGAGGAGATTTGGTGTACCAATGACAAATACTGCGGTAAGTTTATGCACTTCGATAAAGGCGCAAAATTTTCCATGCACTTTCATGCGATCAAGGATGAAACATGGTATGTGATGAATGGCCAATTTGAAGTGAGATGGATTGATACTAAAGATGCGGCTTACAAAATAAAAATGTTAAGTAAAGGTGATGTCTGGCATAACCCACCATTGATGCCTCATCAATTATTTTGTTATGAAGCTGGTACAATAATGGAAGTATCGACACCAGATTCAGTTGAAGATAATTATCGGGTATTGCCTGGAGATTCTCAGAAATGAAAATATTATTGACTGGCCATAAAGGATTCATTGGAAGTAATATGCTTCCTTTTTTGGAGAGAGAATATGATGTGGATACTTTTGAATGGGGTGATAGTTATCCTAAGGTGAAGAAATATGATTGGGTAATTCATTTAGGTGCAATTAGTTCCACTACAGAAACTAATGTTGAAAAGATCATGTTGCAGAATTTTGATTTTAGTGTTGAGTTATATAAAGATTGTAGGCATCATCAGGTCAATTTCCAGTTCGCTAGTTCTGCAAGTATATACGGATTAAAACAAAGTTTCAATGAAGATGATCCTGTCGATCCTAGAACTCCATATTCATGGAGTAAGTATATGTTTGAGAAGTATGTAATGGAACATAAACAAACTGCTACAGTACAACTGTTTAGGTATTTTAATGTGTATGGTCCTAATGAACATCATAAAGGTTCACAAGCATCACCGTATTGCCAGTTTGAGAAACAAGCCAAAGAAACTGGTGTAATTAAAGTATTTGAGAATAGTGAAAAATATAAAAGAGATTTTATTCACGTTAGTCAGATAATTACATTTCATAAATTGTTTATGCAAAAAGATGTGAGTGGAATATTTAATTTAGGTAATGGTTCAACAAGAAGTTTTATGGATGTTGCAGATCAAATTGCACGATTATATGATGCAAAAATTGAAACTATTCCAATGCCTGAAAATTTAAAACATTCATATCAAGAATATACTTGTGCTGATATGAAGAAAACTTGGAAAGCTTTAGAAGGCGATGAATTATGAAATATAAATTTATTGAGGCCTACATGGATGTGGCCAAACGATTTGCACAACTATCAAGTGCAAAACGATTACAAGTTGGTGCCATCATTGTAAAAGATGATAAAATTATTTCTATTGGTTATAATGGCATGCCAGCAGGTTGGTCAAATGAATGTGAAATCAAAGAATATATGCCACAAGATACTGGTGGTTGGTTAATGCCAGATGAATTAAAGAGAATGTTTCCATATGAAGATGGTGATAAGTGGTATAGACTAAAAACTAAACCAGAAGTTATACATGCAGAAGCTAACGCAATTGCTAAGTTAGCTAAAGGTGTAGAATCTGGAGATGGTGCAGTTATGTTTCTTACTCATGCACCATGTTTAGATTGTGCAAAACAAATATACACTGCCGGAATTAAAACAGTATATTATGGACAATCATATAGAAGTCGTGATGGAATTGAGTTTCTAAAAGATTGTGGTGTGGCAGTAATACAGACCTAAATAATGGGACTAAAGAGGAGTAACCATGAAGTTACGAATTCTAAATTGTCCCGATAAAGAATTTAAACCTTATCTTATTAGTGCCTTTCACTATTACTCAAAGGAACTTATTCCGGATACCCGTATTCGTAATAATTGTTTCGTCACTATAAAATTTATAGACACATTAACCGTTTATGGTTCCGCAGAACCAGTTGGTTACAATTCTAAGAAACAAGCCAGAAAATTTGTAATAGAATTACATCCAGGTATTGGTGCAAAAGATATATTGAAAACTTTAGCACACGAAATGATACACGTGAAACAATATGTGTATAATGAAACGAATGGACAACTTTCTACATGGCGTGGTAAAAGAATTAATCCAGACAAGGTAGATTACTGGAAACATCCGTGGGAAATAGATGCATATGGTAATGAAGCAGGCCTGATGTATAATTTTGCAGTCAAAAATGAGTTGTGGAAAACATTTAAAGAATTCGTTAACCCACACTTACCAATTACTCCAAGACCTTTGGGATGGAAAAAATTATCAAAAAGATAAAAAAAGTGTTGTTTTTTTACAACAAAGTGAAAAATAATGCTTGACGGCAATAAAAAACGCCTATATAATACGTACATATTAAATTTTTACTGAAAGAACAAAATGTTGTCCTTACATACACCCTTTACAAATCAGCCAGGATATCGCACATTTAATTGTGGCGAGAGCTCATGGTCTGCGTTGGGGGTTTGTGTATAGAGTAAAAGTATATTAGTAGTTTCTAAACACAAAACCCAGACCTAAAAAATCTGGGTTTTTTGTTTGGAAGTTCGGATGGGGATTGGTGAAATGGTATCACACTGGATTTTGATTCCAAGGTTATAAGTTCGATTCTTATATCCCCTGCCAGAGTTAATGCTGCTTTAGCTGATGTGGTCATAGCGGTGGTCTGAAGAGCCATTGAACTAGGTTCGATTCCTAGAGGCAGCACCATATGGAAGTGTGCCAGAGTCCGGTTTATTGGAACAGTCTTGAAAACTGTCGATTCAGAAATGGGTCCGTGAGTTCGAATCTCACCGCTTCCACCAGTTTTATCTCGGTGTAGTTTAATGGTAGAATTCGTGGTTTGGGACCATGAGATGAAAGTTCGATTCTTTCCACCGAGACCATGGAAGATGTGTTGCAAGGTGCAACAGGGGTTTGCTAAACCCTCGTTCAGAAATGGGCTGATAGGTTCGATTCCTATATCTTCCGCCAAGTTTTATGTACGGGTGGCCGATTGATTAGGTGGCGGTCTGCAAAACTGTCCTATGCAGGTTTGATTCCTGTCCCGTACTCCAGTTGCAATTTTAGTAACATGTTGTAAAAAAACAACAGTACGCTTGACAAAACGATCAAGTTAGTATATAATGTACTTTAACAATTTAAATTTTGATGCACCGTTAGACATCTGGTGAGGTCACCACCCTTTCAAGGTGGCTAGAGGGGATCGTAACCCCTACGGTGTACCATATTGAAGCATACTGTAGTTGGTAAGTGACTCGGTTAACGCTGATATCGACCGCCGACTTCCAGTGTGTTTCAATATGGTAATTACCATTAATTGTGTTATTATGGAAAATTCCAGTGATCGCTGGATAGTGCCCCTTCAACAAACTGGACGATATCTTACAAGGTTTGCGGGGTGTGATTGACGAAAAACCTATGACGATAGGCCAATAAGTGCAATCCTATAAAATGCAAACCCTAGGCGGTGAATCCTAGGTATAACATGATGACACAATTAATGGTAAAAAGAATCCCGTAGTCCCTTCTGCGTTATTAAAGGGGGTAATTGGTATAACCATAATACCAGGGTGCTTACGATCAATTTGACCTCAAGTCCTCGGGTAAGAGGAGCCTTGAAACATCGTTAGGTGGGTATCACACCTTGCCATAAGTAAATGTGATGGACAGAGTAACTGCTCAGTTAGGGGCTTATGGGAGTAAGTAGCCTAACCTTATAATTGGTGAATATAAAAACATATTAATGCCCTTACAAGCAATTGTATTGAGGACCTGCGGAGTTCTACACATACAGCATCGTCAAAGAAAGGTGATAACCAACTTGGAAACGAGTTGTAAAACTATGGTGGCTGCGTTAGACTGACTCATTAATGTGTTTTTATATTGCTATATTGGCTCGGTCTTATAATGGTTATTATTCTTGACTGTCTATCAGGAAATACGGGTTCGATTCCCGTCCGAGTCGCCAAGTTTTATTGCTCAGTAGCACAGCGGTAGTGCAGCAGACTGTTAATCTGTTGGTCGTAGGTTCGATCCCTACCTGAGCAGCCAATTTTGGGTGTCTAGTCCCGTAACGGTATCGGGGGCGGACTGTAAATCCGTTGTCTTTGGCCTTCTAAGTTCGAATCTTAGGGCACCCACCAAATTTTGAAGATGTAGCTTAAACGTAGAGCAGTGGGTACACAGGTTATAGACGCCTACCCATCAGCACAGGATCACACCCTGTCATCTTCACTAAATATTCTTTTTGCTTTAGGAAAAGAATATGAAAAACATATTTTTAGTCCTTGCATTTCTTTGTTCTACAAGTTATGCATCCACAAAGTATGTTTATAATGTTTCGAGAAATGAAGTTGTAGTTGATTATGCGTCAGAGTTGGTTAGGCCTATTGCCTCTGTTACCAAGTTAATGACTGCAATCGTTAGTTTAAATGCTGGTACTTCATTACAAGAGAAAATACCTTATCGAGGGTTTTTAGGAATAGGTAAAAGAACCAAACACGAATTGTTATATTTGATGTTGGTTAAAAGTGATAATCAAGCAGCAGAAGCATTAGCAAGAAGTTATCCGGGTGGTAGAGATAATTTTATTATCGCAATGAATATTCATGCATATCAATTTGGTATGTTTAATACTCATTTTCAGGATCCATCTGGTTTAGGTAATGCAAATAAAAGTACAGCAAAAGATTTAAGATTATTGGTGCAACATGCATATATTTACCCAATAATAAGAGAGATTGCTTCTACTGCCAGTTTTAATATAACACAACCGACTAAAAAGAAAACAAAAGTTGTGAGAGTTAATAATACTAATATTAACTTATTAAGAGATTTTAGTGAGATACAAATATCTAAAACTGGATTTACGAATCCAGCTGGTAAATGTTTAGTCATGTACTTGACAAAAAACGAAGAACAGTATATAATTGTAATATTAGGTGAACATAATACCAAAAGTGTTCAACAAGTCGGTAGAGTGATAATAGAAAGTTTATAGCCCTTTTAGTTAAATGGTATAACGGTTGATTTGTAATCATCAATTGGCAGTTCGATTCTGTCAAGGGGCACCATAATATTAAGGAATTGCATGTTTAGGAAACTGAATATAACACATTCGTTTTCATGTGAACGAAAACCTCAACCATTTACTTCTTTTGGAGAAGATATCAACGGTAAGTTTAGAGGTATAGCATATTATAATACTACTCCTCAAAAACAAAAAGAGGTTCTTAATATACTGCCAGAAAAATATAGAAAGTATTTCGATGTTTCTGTGATGGAGATTAATCATTCCATACCACCACATATAGACTCAAAAACAAAAACTGTTATCAATGCATATATTGAAACAGCAAATGCTACATCGATATTCTATAATTTAAAGAGTGACAATGTAGAAAGAAAACGACTTGAAAATCAAGAAGGTGACGGATGTTATTTTGATGAAAATGATTTAGTTCCGTGTGGAGAGTTCATTGCAAAACCGGGAGAAATGTGGATTCTAGATGTATCAAAACCCCATTCGGTTAGATGTGTGAATGATGATGTTCGTATTTCTTATAGTATTCAATCAGATATGCCATTTAGTTTTTTTGATGGTTTATAAAAGTTCAAAGCGGGGTTAGTTTAATGGTAAAACTGGAGATTTCCAATCTTCTGTTATCAGTTCGATTCTGATACTCCGCTCCAAGTTATGCGGAAAGGTATTAACCGCACGTGAGTGCCCCTTATGTGTCTTGGTGAGAATCCAAGTTTCCGCTCCATTTTAAGGTACATTATGTTAAGTTATTTAACCACATTTATTGCAGTTTTCGCTGTGGATTTCATTTATACATATTATGTAAAATCTATCAATCAAAATAAAGCTATAACGGCTGGACTTTGGGGTGCTATAGTATGGTTAATTGGTAGTTTTGCTGTGATTGAATACACTGCTAATCATATGTTATTGATACCAGCATGCATAGGTGCATTTTGTGGTACATGGGTAGGCATAAAAATTAGAAATAAGGATGATAAAACATTATGAGTGATGGTGGAAAAGGAAGTAATCCAAGGCCTTATAGTGTAGATAAAAAAACATTTGAGGACAATTGGGATAAAATATTCAAGAAGGGGAATAAAATGAGTGAACAAAAATCAACACCTTGTGGATGTGGCCGTAGTCCAACCGGACAATGTATTGGTTGGCATTCATTATCAAATGAAGAATATAAAGTCAAACTGCAAGAACAACAATTGACGGAGAGTAAGCAACTATTAAAAGAATAAAATATTCCGGTGTAGTATAATGGCAGTGCGGCGGTCTCCAAAACCGCTAGTGGGGGTTCGATTCCCTCCACCGGAGCCAAATAGGAGTGGTCATGAAAAAATTGAACTTACAAGAAGTAAAATCGTTTATCGAAGCTCAAACACCAGAAACAAAAATTTATCTTGGTGCGGACTCTGAACGATTTATGTTGAATGGTCAATGGTATGCTGACTACACTTTGGCAATTGTAGTACATATTGATGGTAGACATGGTTGTAAAATCTTTGGTGAAATTATTAGAGAAAGAGATTATGACCAAAAGAAAAATAAACCTGCAATGCGTTTGATGAACGAAGTTTATAAAGTATCCGAGTTATTTCAAAAACTGTCTGATGTGTTGGAAGATAGACATGTGGAGGTACACCTAGATATTAATCCAAACGAAATGTATGGTTCTTCATGTGTTATTGGTCAGGCCATTGGTTATATAAAAGGAACTTGTAATATTGTTCCTTTAGTAAAACCAAATGCATTTGCAGCATCATATGCGGCTGATAGACTGAAACACGTATTAGCAGCTTAATGCGGGATTAATTCAGTGGTAGAATGTTTCCTTGCCAAGGAAAATGTCGTCAGTTCGAATCTGACATCCCGCTCCACATACAAAAAATATGACCAAAACTAGAATATTCATCTTAACCTATTGTAAAAATATCGACTCTTTATTCGGTAATCTACTAACATTTAAAACTGTAAGGACTGGTTTTAAAGATGCAGAGATTATCGTATATGATAACAATAGTATTGAAGAAGCTAGAAAAGAAATTAGAAATGCAGCACAAAGTGTTGGAGCGAGTTATAAACAATATGATAGAGATGTGTTACATCACGATTTTATAAGACATCAAATAGAAAGTAATAGAGATGATTGTAGAATAATATTCTTAGATACCGATTTAGTTTTCTGGGATAGTTTTGATGATTTCAAATCTGATGCATTAATGGTTGGTAGAAAGATGCATTGTTTTTACGACATGATAACTAAAACAAACACCTTTGAAAGATTGCATACAAGTTTTTTAATAATTAATGATACTAAAAAAATAGTAGAAAAAACTAAAATAATGCAACATACATACCTTGATGTTTTGTTTTATCGTCCTCAAATATACATGCGAAACAATGAATGGTATAGATTCGATACATTAGGAGTATTATACAATGCAATAAAGGATGATTGTGAAATATTCACTGAAAAAGAAATGAACAAATATGACCATCTATTTAATGGAACACACTTAGACTACGTAACACAAAATCTGCCGGATCATCCTATAGCTGATTTTCATAAAATGGCTATGGAAGATATCAATAACGTTAAAGGTATCTGGCGTATACAAGAAGAATATATGTTAAAACATAAAGTTTCAATCTGAAGGAAGATATAATGAAAAACGTAAAAATGAAATTTACTGGTTATGATAAAGAGAGTCATTCTGTATTAGTTTCTTTTGCTTCTGATGAAACACGATCTACTAATCCCGATGATTATCCATCAGTTGCGTTTCAAACCTCAGAAATGTGGCCAGATATAAATGATATAGAAGTATTAAAGTTAAAAATAGCTGAAGTTGGTATGTCAATTGTTAGACAACAAATTGCAAAAGAAAACATTGGTGGTAATCCTATCAGACAAATAGAATTACAAAAACTAGTTGGAATGTCATTTGAATATAGCGAATCAGATTTCGTAACAGAAGAGGACTATCCTACAATAGAGGTATAATATGGAAATAAATCTTCACGGTGCTTGGGAAATAATTGTAGGTCAAATTAATTGTACAGAAAAAGAATCCCTTGATACTGAACCATTTGTAAATAATACTATGGTTGTTGGAGAAAAATTTAATTATGTCACTTTTGTTTCAAAGGGAATAAACGTTAATTTTCAGAATATTAAAACAGGACAAATTATTCCTGTACCAGAAAATACTTTTTGGCCTTTTGATTTTGATTTTGAACCTGGAGAATACAAACTATCATTTGATGAATTGAAATATATTTGTATAAGTCCTTTTACTAGAAATAATTATCAGTATCTACCATTAAATGAAAAAGTTGTTCCATTTAGATTAAAATCTGGTGATTCTTGCTTCATACAGAAAGATAGTCGTTTATTGTTAGTCAAGGGATCACTAAGAATAAACGAACAAACATACAAAGAAGTAAATAGAATAAAATTTTCTTCTGGTGGAAAAGATGTTTTTGCATTAGAAGATTGTTACGGTTTTTTTATTACGTAACTATGTTAGATAAGGAAAGTTATGTCATTCAACTTCAAGGTAAGAACTATACAAGTAATAAACCACTTATTTTTAATAATAGGTTTTTATCATTTATTTACAACTAACGACTGGTATCTACTTGGCTTGAGTTACTTAATGTATGTAATTTTTGCTCCAATTGGTATTGCCTGTGGCCTGCATCGTTTATTATCTCATCGTGCATATAAGACTAGTAAATTCTGGGAAAGATTATTGTCCATTTTCAGTGTATTTGCAACTGTAGGTTCTACAATATCTTGGGTATCATTACACAGATATCATCATTCCAATTCAGATAAACCAAGTGACATTCACAGCCCATACATAGGACGTGAATCTAAAGAAACTTTAAAATTTAGTTATTGGCAAGCATTTAAATCTTGGATGGGATTTTGGAAAATGAGAAACATTCCTCCACGTTATGCAATTGATTTAATACATGATCCTTTTCACAAATTCTTACATAAGAATTATTTTAAAATAATTGTATCAACTGCAATCATATTAACGGTAATTGATCCGTTGTTAATGATTTTTGTTTATGCTATACCGGCCTGTATGAGTTTTCATGCTCTCAGTGTTATTACTGTGGTAGCACATATACATGGTTATAAAACACATAAAACTACCGATGAATCTAGAAATACTTGGATCGGAAGTTTAGTAACACTGGGTGATGGATGGCATAATAATCACCATGCAAATCCTGGAAATTGGACAACGAAAGAAAAATGGTGGGAAATCGATCCTTGTGGTTGGTTTATTAAACTAATTAAAAAATAATAATAAGAGTAAACCCTGGACGTTACATCAGCATCAATTTTTTTAGTAGGAAGTATATTACTTAGTTTGGCAATGTTGATATTAGTATCAGCTGTTGTACTGATAAACAATATTATACACAAATATTGGAAACCAATTAAGATATATGCATATCATACGGTTGAACGTGAAGTAGAAGAACCTAAGAAGAAAAGGGAAATATCTCAGCAATAGGTTTAAACACCATCGGTACAAATACGGGTGGTGGAGAAGCGTATAATTCTATTGGTATAAATGCTATATTCGCTTGACAATAATCTGAATTCAGTGTAAAATTCTTTGTCATGCACTATATATGCCCCGATGGTGGAATTGGTAGACACGCTGGTCTTAGAAGCCAGTGCTTAGGCGTGAGAGTTCGAGTCTCTCTTGGGGCACCAATTACTGGCGTTAGTATAATGGATAATACAGAGGATTTCTACTCCTTTAATGTGGGTTCGATTCCTGCACGCCGGACCAAATGCGCCTATGGTGAAATAGGTAGACACAGGAGACTTAAAATCTCCCGCTTATGGCGTGCTGGTTCGAGTCCGGCTAGGCGCACCACTTTTTAAATGTAAATGGAGTTATTATGATTAGACCATTAGGTAATAAAGTTGTAGTTGAACGTCTATCCAAAAAAGATAATACAACAGAATCAGGAATTATTTTGAAGTCAACAGAAGAACCAGATAGAGCCATAATCATGGCCGTTGGTCCTGAAGTAGATGAAGTGAGTGTAGGAGAAGTTGTTTTAATTAATTGGAATAAGGCAACTAAGTTTGAAAAAGAAACTTTTGTTATTCCAATTACAGAAGTGGTATTCGTTTACGAATAATCAGTTGCGGGATAGCGCAGTGGTAGAGCGCCGGACTCATAATCCGGAGGTCGTTGGTTCGAATCCATCTCCCGCTACCATTAAATAGTAGTATTACAAACTCTAGCCCATACTGCATTTCTAGCAGTATTCTTTTCAGCCAAACTTGCAACATACTCACCTAATTGGTGAGTTGACGCAAATAAGATTTTGTGTTCTTTATCAGAATAAAACTCTGCCATCAAACTAAATTGTGAAAGTTCACAACTCATCATACCGTAAGTAAATATTCTTTTTACTACACCAACATTATTCATTGGAAAACCATCATCTTCAAATACTACCATTGTATGTATTTCGTGTACATCTTCTTTGCCAAATGTTTGTTTGGCCAACCATAAACTATAACTTCCTTCTTTGGCCAGATATTCCCATTCTTTGTCATCATACAGAATATGTGTTGTAGTATCATTGAATCTAAATTGAAAATCTGTTGAATTGGCCATTACACAAATACTGGCCAGCAGAAGGAAGATTAATTTTTTCATATTGGAATCCAGAGCCAAACAGCTTGTGACATTAATATTAATGCTATTGAACCAACTAAAAGACTAGCATTATACAGTTTATTATTTACTGCAAGTATAGATGCGGTCAACAATACAATAGCAATCTGCATTAATGAACCAGCATAAGTGTACCAAGGACTGCGATGTTTAGCTACAGCACGTTCTTCTTCAAGTTTACGTGCCTTTGCCATTAATTCTTTTTTACCTTCACCTTTTTCTGGATCAGATTCATAACGATCAATTTTCTTTTGTAGTGCTTCGGCTTTCTTTTTGTTGCCATCACGTACTGCATCATCCAATGCCATTTCTGCTAGAGTAGATTTAATACTTTTTGCTTGGTAGAAAGCCCAAGTGTTATTGGCCTCAATGGTATTATTCAATATCTTAGAACTGTTACCACCTGCCATATATGTGTTAATTGCTAATAATGCTGCAAATACAACGATAACCCAACCTGCTTTATCTTTAATCTGTGCTTCACGTTCACTGCGTGATAACGGTTTCTTTTCTTCGGCCATATTCACTCCTTATTTGTTTGCTAATGGATTGTCCAATGCATTTTGAATTTTCTTATCTAAATCACGTTGAACTTTATCCAACTTATGGTCAACATCTCTGTTAACTTTATCTAACTTATTATCAACACTAGATTTGATCTTGTCCATATCATCACGATTCTTTTCTAGTGTCGTGTTGATGTTGTTTCTGATACTTCTAACTTCTGACTCTGTTTCACGTTGAGATTGTTTGGAACTTCTTTCCACTTGTTCTGCAACGGATTCTACTCTACGAATATCATCTTTTAAATCATTTTTAATGTCACGGGTATAATCAGCAGTCTTTTGGCTATTTTCTTCGATGACGGATAGACGTTTATCAAATTCTGATAGGTCTGGTGCTACATATTTAGTGATTTTATTTCTCATGTCCATATAGTCTTGGTAGAACTCAAAAGCACCCCACATTGCACCACCAACGGTAGTAATAACTGGTACTGCAACAGCCAGTATAGTGTTGTTTAGTTTTAATTTGAATCCAGCAACACTGAATTCATAACCTTTTTTTACTTCTTCTTTGATGTCCTTGTCGGCCATTTTTACTTCTCTCCTAATTGGTATTGTTGTTCGACCATCATCTGATGTCTCAACTCACTTGCACCACTTAAAAATCTTTGTGCATTACGATTGTCAACTGTTTTTTGATTTGAATAAATGTCTTTCGATTTATAGAATTGTGCATCTAGTATATTATTGTTTTGATATGTTTCAAAACCAGGTAACATACCCATACCAGCCACAATAGCAGGTTGTGCTGCTAGAACCTCGTTTGGTGTTTTTGCTTTTGCCGCAGCTTTAATTGCTTCTTCAGCACGACGCTTATTTTCTGCTGTTTTCTTTGGTGACTGAACTTCTTTCTTTTCTTCTTTTGGAAGTTCACGTGTCTCCGGATTACTTACTTTTTCAACCTTCTTTTCCTCTTTAGGAGGTGTTCTGGTTTCTGGGTTGGGATCTCTTACTACAGATGTAACTGATGTAGGAGATGTTGTTGATGTTGATTGTGTTGGAGTTATTGCCGTATTAATTGTATCATCTTTAACAACTTGAGTTGCCTGTTTACTCGGATCGGCCGCAGCAGTTGAAGCTAAAGATTGATTAATTAAACTACTATTTTCTAATGGTATTATGTAAGCGATTGCATAAGCTGTTGAATAACCTTCACACTTATTACTATACAGACTATCTTTTTTACACTGTTCGTTAAAAAATGCTTCTGCATAACCAGGACATCCTTTATCATATAATGCGTTCATTGAACACTGATGACTATAGTATGCTGCAGCATAACCAGGACAACTAGGATCATATAAAGAATTAATTGAACATTGTTGTGTTAGATATGCCTGTTGATAACCAGGACAACTTGGACTATACAAAGAGTTTATACTACACTGTTGTGTCTGATAAGCTGCCTCATAACCAGCACAACTAGGTGATGATAGTGGATTGGTAGCACATTGATCGACCACAGAATAATTCATTCGTAGACCAACATCTTTAACCTGAGGACCAAAATAACCACCCCAGAAACCACTATCACTACCAGTGAATCTAACTGTTAAACTACCAAACTCAGATACAGGACCTGGATTGGTATAGTTTACAGTACCACTAAAAGTAGTCCAATCAAACTTATTGTTGTATGACCATGAGTCAGTTCTACGAACCAATCCCTGTCCATCAGTTGTAATAACATTGATGCTTATAGTATCAGTACCGGGTTGACGATTATCACCATTCATGTTACGAATGTCCCACGTATAGTTGTAACCAGTAATCTGTATACCTGCACCTGCATTTTGCAGAGCTTGATTGATAGCAAATGTCTGAGATACATTACCTTGACCATAACTAAAGTGAATCGTATTAGTAGATGGATCATACAATGGTCCAGGTCCACCAGAGCATGCTCCTCCATCTGTAGGGCATATCATGGCCATAGAACCATCTGTAACACCAGTCCATGTATGAGATGTACCTGATGTAATTAGGTTCTGAGTTGTTTGATCTTCAGCACCAGCAAATGAAACTACTAATGCCAAAAAAATGGCGATTAGTTTTTTCATTACTCTTTACTCTTTACTTTTTGTGGTTGACGTTTTGGATTATTGTCCCAAATTTCTTTGGCTTCAGCACCAATTTTACCATCAACTGGACAAGGAGTGCCAGCATTCATCATGGCAGTAAATACACGTTCATCTTGGCAGAGAGTTGCAACAGCAGCAACCTTCATACCCATATCATATAAGTATTTACTTAATTTTAGTCGTTCGCAATTTTTATCTACGAATGTTGATCCTATTGCAATACCCAAGATTTGAGTTTGTGCAGCACCACTTACGCCAACAGCGCAGAGGTCACTGTTTAAAGAATTAATACTTGGTGCAATAGCCGTTGGAGGAGGTGATTTAACTGTTGTTGTGCTATCAGAGGTGCTTCTTGAAGTCGAATCAGTTACAATAGGGTCTGCTGCTACTGCATTTAATGAAAACATAACAAAAAGCACCGCTAGGGGTAACTTTTTGAACATTGTGGTCTACCTTTCTTATTTGTTTCTTATTGTTAATTTCATATCTTCGGCCAAGTTCTCTATATACTTGTCCGTTTCATCCAACCATGGTCTCCAGAATCCATATGTTAGATTATTGAGTGCTTTTGTTAAATGGAGATAACCATTGCGTTTCAGGTCTACCATTTCACAGAAGAAGGTTTGAGAGTCTTTAACAGCATTATCAATTTTATATGGTAATTCTGTATATTTTACATGGTACATTGTATTTACCTTTGATGTGTGATATAATATAATTCAATCTCAGTCTATTATTTATGCCACTAAAAACACTTGACTAATCAATGTTACTGTTATATAATGCAATGTTACATAAAAAAGGAGAAAAAAATGAGTATTCGAATAGTTAAACTTGTCAATAATGAAGAAATTATGGCAGAAATTGAAGTGGATGATACACATGTTATACTTACCAATCCAGTAGGTGTGGCAATTGTACGTGGCCAAGACGGCCGACCGAACGTGGGGTTTGCACCATGGCCTTTACATGCGGATCCAACTGAAAAAGACACCACACATTCTATTGCCAAAAAGCATGTTTTGTATTATTATACTCCTGCTGAGGACTTCATTAATAATTATAACCAGATATTTGGCGCAGGTATCGTGGTTCCACCAACTAAACAGATCATAACAGGTTAATGTCAAATTTCTATACAAACGTACAAAGTTTCGGTGGTAAAATACTCTTTCGTGGAGTAATAAATGGTAAACGTGTCAAAGAACGAATTGATTACGGTCCAACACTTTACATACCTTCAAAAAAGGATACAAATTTTAGAACGTTATCCGGTTCTCATTTGGCTCCGAAAAAATTCGAGAACATCAAAGAGGCTAGAGATTTCTTAAAGCAATTTGAAGATTTACCTGGTGCACCGAAAATCTATGGTCAAAATAGATTTGAATATGCCTTTATTGCTGAACAATATAATGGCATGGTTGATTATGACCAAGATAAAATCTCTGTTGCGTTTATAGATATTGAGGTGGGTTCTGAAAATGGTTTCCCAGACCCATATGAAGCAAACGAACCCATCACTGCCATTTGTATTGAATATCTGAATGGTAAAACATGGGTGTTTGCTTGTGGTGATTATGATAAAGAAAAAGACAAAGAGAATGATACATCGAATGTTACTTATGTTAAGTGCCGAGATGAATATTCTCTTTGCAAACAATTCTTAGAATTATGGAAGGCCGAATGTCCAGATGTATTAACTGGATGGAACACAAAGTTCTTTGATATTCCATATCTCGTAAATCGTTTTACACGAATACTAGGTGAGCAACCAACTAAGGCCTTATCACCTTGGAACTTTATTACTGAACGCAAAGTGAATGTTAATCATCGACAAATGATTGATTATACTTTGGTCGGTGTATCATCACTTGATTATATTGAACTATACAAATGGTATGCACCAGGTGGTAAATCACAGGAATCCTATCGCCTAGATAATATTGCACAGATAGAATTGGGTGAAGGTAAATTATCTTATGATGAGTATGATAATCTACATGCACTCTATCGTTTAGACCATCAAAAGTTTATTGAGTATAACATTAAAGACGTTAGACTTGTTTTGAGGTTGGAAGATAAACTTAAACTGGTCGAAATGGCCTTGACTCTTGGTTATGACACTAAGTGTAACTATGAAGATGTATTTGCACAGACTCGTATGTGGGATTCATTGACATATTCTTATTTGTATGAGAAGAATATTATTGTTCCACCTCGTAGTCATCAAAGCAAAGATTCAGCATTTGAGGGTGCATATGTAAAAGAAGTACAAAAAGGTTTACATGATTGGGTTGCATCGTTTGACTTGAATAGTCTGTATCCACATCTTATCATGCAATACAATATCTCTCCTGAGACATTGATTGAACCAGAAGATTACACAGAAGAAATGCGTAAAGTTATTTCTTAACGTGTTACAGTTGATGACTTACTAAAGAAAAAGGTAGATACTTCCGGTCTTGTTAATGTTACATTGACACCGAATGGTCAATTCTTTAGAACAGATG